GGTATGGGCGACACTAATACAGTGAACGCCATGATTAACGGCGATTGGGAGTGTTTATCGTCTGGCGGTTTTGCCGATTTGTGGCGAGCTAAGTATCACGTTGTTGATCCTTTTGATATTCCTCATACCTGGAAAATTGATCGTGGTTATGACTACGGTTCATCAGCACCTGCTGCAGCGCTATTTTTCGCTGAAGCCGACGGCGAAGAGTTTGTCGATTCAAAGGGAAACATTTGCTGGGTTCCAAACGGATCTATATTCATTATTAAAGAGTGCTATATCGCTAATCAGCGATTTGAAGGTTTGAGGCTAACAGCTGAAGCTCAAGCTAAGAGAATCAAAGCAGCTCAAGATGATGAAAAATGGGGTCCATTTGTAAAACCTGGACCAGCTGATAATGCCATTTTTTCAAGCGAACCAGGTCGTCCAAGTATCGCTGATGAAATGAAGACTCACGGAATTACGTTTACGCGAAGTGATAAATCGCCTGGCTCAAGAATCCGTGGGGTTGAAATTATGAGAACTCGATTAGAGGCTTCTACAAAACGCCCAATGGAATCACCTGGCATTTTTGTTTTCAGTACGTGCACGCACACCATTCGGACTGTTCCAAATTTGGAGAACGATCCGAAAAATGTTGAGGATATTGATTCGACTGGCGAGGACCATTTATGGGACGTTATTCGATACAGGCTTCTCAGAGCAGCTAATATGATTAAACAAGGTCAAGTAAAAGGAGCTTAGAAATGCCGATCGATTCATTGCATCCAAAGTATGTTCAGCGTTCAAATCAATGGCAGAAGTGCCGTGATGCGTTTGAAGGCGAAGACGCAATTAAAGAAGCCGGCCAGCTGTACTTGCCGAAACTGAAAGGCCAATCTGATGACGATTACAAAGCGTACAAGAATCGCGCTTTGTTTTATTCAATCACGGCAAAATCTGTTTCTGCGTTGGTTGGAATGGCTACATCAAAAAATCCGAAACTGAATTATCCAGATTCCATGGCTCGCTATTTCAACGATTCATCGATGATTCAATTCAGCGAAATCTATTCGACCGTTTTGGCTGAAGTACTACTAATGAGCCGGTGTGGCGTTTTGGTTGATATGCCAGTCGACGGCGGGCCCGCATACCCTGTTGTCTATCAAACCGAAGACATTATCAACTGGCGTACGGATGATAGTGGGAAGATTACGCTGGTCGTTCTTCGTGAATTCGTCGAAGCGATTTCTGATGACGAGTATGAGGTAACTGAAGTCATTCAGTATCGTGAATTGCGCATTATCGACGGTGTCTACGTTCAAAGACTTTACAATGATAAGGGTGATCTTATCAGTACTCCAATGCCGTCGATTCGTGGTAAAGCAATCGATTTCATTCCATTCTTTGTAGTTAACCCAATCGGCACTGGATTCTCGGACCATAAGCCGCTGATGCTCGATATTGCCAACATTAACATCTCACACTATATGTCGTCAGCTGATTTGGAGCATGGTCGACACTTTACAGGCTTGCCAACACCTGTTGTAATTGGAGCTGAATCGAGCCAGGATTTGTACATCGGTTCAACGAAGTTTTTGGTAATTCCGGATAAGGGCGGCGATGCTAAATATCTAGAATTTACCGGCCAAGGTCTTCAAAGTCTTGAAAAGGCGATGACAGAGAAGCAAAGTCTTTTAGCATCTATGTCGGCTAGGTTGCTTGACAACGCTTCTCGCGGATCTGAGGCTGCAGACGCTGTTAAACTTCGTTATATGTCTGAGACGGCGTCTTTGACAACTGTTGTAAACGCAATCTCAACAACGTTGAACTCAGTTTACAAATTCATCGCTGTTGTTACTGGCGAAGACGAATCATCTTTCGAACTGATTCTCGATACTGATTTCATGGAAACGCTTATCGCGGCTCCTGAAATGACTGCGCTATTCGACGGCTTCTTCCAAGGCGCAATCAGCAAAGAAACTCTTGTGTTCAACCTACGTAAGGGTCGTCGTTTGGATCCGATGCGTACTGACGCTCAAGAGTTGGCTGCAATTAGTAGACCCGCTGCACCGAATCCAAATCCTGCAACACCGTCTCAACCTGCAACAAACTAACCAACCCGGAGAATTGAAATGCTGAAATATATGATTGAAACGCTCGATGGTCTTGATCCGGCTATTGCGCCGATGTACGAAAAGACGGAAGATAACAAATTCCGTCTGAACGTCGAAGGAGCAGTTCCTCGTGAAAAGCTTGATGAGTTTCGCAATAAGAACATCGACCTGATGAAGCAGCTTGAAGGCTTTAAAGGTGTCGATATTGAGAAGTACAAAAATCTTCTCGGTATCGAAAAGAAACTGACTGACAAAGAACTGATCGATGCTGGAAAGGTCGATGAAGTCGTTCAGTCTCGCATCAAAACCATGCAGACAGAGCATACGACGCAAGTCGAAAATCTGATGTCACAACTAACGACATCAAATCGTCAACTCGAAAGTCTGCTGGTCGACTCGGCAGTGCGTGTGAAAGCTCTCGAATTCGGCGTTCTGCCTTCGGCCGTTGATGATGTCATGCTTCGTGCGAAGACGGCATTCAAGATCATCGACGGCGTTGCGACTCCGCAACAAGACGGAAAGACTGTTTACGGCAAGGATGGCGTGAATCCTATGAGCGTTGACGAGTGGATTGGTCAGCTCACGAAAACAGCTCCGCACCTTTTCGGTTCAACTGCTGGCGGCGGCGCGCCACCCCGCGTCCCTGGTGGTAGGCAGCAACAGACGAAGAACCTGACACCGACCCAAAAGATCGCTGCAGGACTTAACGCTGGAAAGTAATCCACGCTAGGTGGAGGGAGCTGACAAAATCAGCTCCCTTTTATTAAGCTCTGTTCATGGATCCATAATTTATATTGTTTACATCTGGGACATAAAGGTATAGAATTACATTACGGTGTATAGCCAAATGAACGGAGTCCGTTCATTATGATCTCAGCTCCTCGGTGAGGGGCGAAACTTTCCCTCACTTGGAGATTTACAAATGACAACAGTAACACTCGCCGAATCGGCAAAACTGACGCAAGACATGCTTCTGGCTGGCGTCATCGAGAACGTCGTCAGCGTCAATCCGATGTTCGAACTCTTTCCTTTCATGGAAATCGAAGGCAACGCTCTCGCTTACAACCGCGAAAACGCGCTTGGCGATGTTCAGTTCCTGGGCGTTGGCGGTACGATCACCGCTAAGGCGGCCGCGACGTTCACGAAGGTTACGTCTGGTCTGACGACAATCATCGGTGATGCCGAAGTCAACGGCCTGATTCAGGCGACACGTTCGAATGTGACTGATCAAAAGGCGATTCAGATCGCTTCGAAAGCCAAATCACTCGGCCGTCAGTATCAGAACTCCATGATCAACGGTGACGGTACTGGTGATTCGTTCACTGGCCTTTTGTCACTTTGCCCGGCTGGCCAAAAGCTCACGCCCGCCGCGGACGGTGCCAATCTGTCATTCGACATCCTGGATGAACTGATCGACAAGATCAAGGACAAGGACGGCGTTACCGACTACCTGATGATGCCGGCTCGCACGATCCGCAGCTACTACGCTCTTCTGCGTGGTCTCGGCGGTGCATCGATCGGTGACGTCATCACGCTGCCGTCTGGTCGTCAAATTCCGGCATATCGTGGCATCCCGATCTTCCGCAATGACTGGCTGCCGACCAACCAGGTTCAAGGCACATCAGGCGCGATCTGCACAACGATCTTCGCTGGTACGCTTGACGACGGTTCAGGTACACACGGCGTCGCTGGTCTGACCGCGATGGATGCGGCTGGTATGCGTGTCGAAGAAGTTGGTATTTCCGAATCAAAGGACGAGACCATCACCCGCGTCAAGATGTACTGCGGCCTGGCTCTCTTCAGCGAACTCGGAATCGCCGCTGCCCCGGGCATCAAGAACTAATCATTCCTGATACAAGTTAGCATAAGCCTCTTCGGAGGCTTGTGTTTCATTTAGGAGTCGAAAATGCCGAAGTTTATTATGCCGAATGCGCCTAAAGGCGTCCATATTCTCAATGACCGCTATGTGTTTCAAGATGGCGTCATGCAGTGCAAAAAGAGTGATGCTGAGCAAATTGCTCGTATTCTTTGCGTGTACCACGGTTGCACGTTGGAAGATAATGACGAGCCGGTTCGAGCTCAAAACGAGCCGCAAGACAACTCACTCGCTGCTTCTGTTACAAAGGTTGACGAAGCTTCAACCGAAGTCAAGTCGGATAAGAAGGGCAAGTAATGAATTCAACAGCGGGCGATGCAGCTGCCGACAGCTATGTTTCTCTAGCTTACGCAGATTCTTTCTTTCTTGCGTCTGTGTCTAACGATGCATGGCCCGCTACTAACCCTGAAAAAGAAGCTTCACTGATTGAAGCTACTCGAATTCTCGACAGTCAATTCAGCTGGCTTGGTGAGATTTCTACAGACACGCAATCGCTTCGCTGGCCACGCACAGGTGTATATGACGTCGACGGTCGTCTATATCCATCGAACACTATTCCAAAAGTGCTGATGGACGCCACCTGCAATTTGGCATATTTCCTGCTGCAAAATGGCGGTTTGAATCAGATGCAAAGCGCCATTACAGGTTTGAAAGTTGGCCCGATTGATCTCAAATTCGCTGAGGACGAATCTGTTATCGGCGTTCCGCCTTATGTGGCGAAATCTCTTCAATCAATTGGCTCATATCAAGGCCAGATGCAAGGTGGAGTGTACTCAGTAAATGCGGTAAGGTCATGATTCGAACAGATAGAATCTTACAGCTAGCGGTATCGACCATAAAATCAGCGATACCAGAAGCGATTTATCAAGGCTCGTTAGTCAGACAGACACGAGCCTTCGACGCATCTCAAAGCATCAACCGCGTTATTGAATCGGATGTAACGCCTGTTGAAGTTATCTTTGACAATTTTAAATACCAAGAAATCATTGGTTCGAATATCTTAGCGAATGACGTTAAGTTGATAATCATTGCCGACAAAGTGTTCGACATAGATTTTTATCAAGTTGTTCGCGTAAAAGGTAATGACTACACGATTAAAACCAAGATCGATACAGTCATTGGCTCAAAAGCTACATTGTTTACAATTGTAGCGCAACTCTGATGCTTTTAAGCGCTCTAGCTAGCGCTCTGAAGCATTAAAATATAGCTAGCTTATAGCTTTATATTAAGTTAACTAGTTGAAGTAGTTCGGAGCGTTAGAAAAAAGCTATACAAAACAACAACTTAGGACAAAATGATGAAATCCGGCGCTTACTGGGATAAATCACCTTCCGATTACGGCGAAGCTATACACGCAATGGTGCGGGAGAAGACCAGGGACACGGCGTTGGCTGTTTATCATTACTGTATCGATCATTCGCCGGTTGATACAGGTGCCTATAGAGCATCTTGGACCTTGACTGAAGGTTATCCGCAAAATAACTGGGTCGGTCGGCAGCGAAGAAACGGTTCTGTGTTATCGCCTCCAATTACGCCTCGCATTTCAACCAAGTTTTATCGAGAGCTCTATATTTCTAATGGAGCTCCATACGCTGAAAGAATCGAATACGGTTGGTCAGATCAAGCACCACTCGGCGTTCTTCGGCAAGCTATGAGATACGTGTCATGAATATTCAAGAAGTTCAGAATTTTATTGTCGAATCTTTTGATGCGTATTGGACCGATACCGCAATCGAACACGCCAATACTACGATAGATAAAACTGTCGTTGAAGAATTCGTTAGGCTGACAATTGTGCATGGCTCAGCTATGCGAATCGATTTGAAACTCGGAGCTTTGAGAAAAGGCTCTGTTTACGTTCAGGTTTTCACGAAATCCGATATCGGTCAAGGTCGAGCAATCGAATTGGCTACAAAGGCTGGGGCATTTCTTCAATCTCTGATTCTTCAAGGGTTGAACATGTCTCCATACGAATTGATGGTTCTTGGAAACAAAGCCACTGCTGGATTGACTACAACTGAAACGTCATGGTTTCAAGTTAATTCGATAACTGATTTCTCTTTTGTTGACTAACATGCTAAACGGTATCAACATTGATCCTGACAAGATTTCAAACGGAGTTTGGGTCGATATAGTCGGCTCGAGCTTTTTGATTGCATGTGTCGAAAACGCGCAATTTAAGAATTCAGTATTTAGACATGGTGTATCTGAAATATCTGATGCCGAATACTGCAAAATACTCGCTGATACGATTCTTTTGGATTGGCGAAATGTGAAAGATCCGGACGGAAACGATCTGACTTACACGAAAGAGTTGGCCGTTATTGCTCTGACAACAAACAACGATGTAAGAGTATTGGTCGATAGCGTATCGACTAACTTGAGTTATTTTGGCGGTGATTAAATGGCAAACACTACAAACACAATTTACATTGTAATCAATCCGACCGGGGCGCAGCAAGGCGCTCAGGCCACGGTTAACGCCATTAACACGGTTACAGCTGCTGTCAACAATCTCAATACAACGGTTACAGGAATTCAGAATACTGTTAATGGGATGACGGCGCATACGGCTGCTGGTTTTAACAGTGTTGGCAACTCTGTCAATGGACTGCGTCGTACGATAAACACAGTTGTTGGTGCATTTGCAGCGATTCAAGTCGGCCATATCTTCTCTGGATTCGTCGATGAGATTAAGAAGGTCGATCGCGAATACAATGGCTTTATGGCCATGATGAACGTAACGACTGGCAATATCGAAAAATCGGCACAAGCTTACGACAATATCAAATCGATTGCAGCAGCTTATGGCGTCAGTATCGAATCATTGGCTAAGTCGTATGCTAAACTGCACGCATCGACTAAAGATGTTCTTTCAACAAAGGAAACCGACAGGCTATTTGAATCATTTACAGCCGCCGCGTCAGTGCTTCACGCCGAGCAATACACCGTTGAGCGGATGTTCAATGCGATTATTCAGATGGCTTCCAAAGGTCAGGTTCATATGGAAGAACTGAAGCAGCAATTGGGTGAACACCTTCCTGGCGCGTTGGCCTTGGCTGCAAAAGCCATGAAGATGGATATGGGCGTAATGATCGAAGAGATGAAGAAGGGTAACATCTCTGCACGCGATCTTCTCGTTCCATTGCCAGGCGTTTTGATGGAGACGTTCGGTCAAGCAGCTATCATTTCATCGAAAAGTTTGAATGCTGCCTTCATGAATATGAAGACAGTTTGGTTCGATGCAATGAAGACCATTTCTACCAATGGCGCTGGTCAAGGGATGGCTGCTGTTTTGAATGCTGTTGGAACACATGTATCATCAACGTCCGATTCGTTTAAAGCATTTGGTGTAGTTGTCGGAGATGCATTCCAAAAACTGGCTGAATTCATTCGTAACATTACACCTGAACAGATTGTCAAATTTACTGAGGGCGTAGTTGATTTGACAAAGGCGTTTGTCGGCTTTGTAGGATTTTTGTATGAGTCAGCCAAAACACTCGTTGAATACAAATCAGAGATTATTCTAGTCGCTCAAGTTTTGCTTGTATATCAAGCAGCGGTCCTGGCCGCAGGCGCAGCTACATGGGTAGCTAATGCTGCTATTGCTGCAACGACCACAACTCTTGGACGTTTCGGCGCCGTTCTGGGAGTTATCGGCGCGGCTGTTTCTGGTTGGATGATTGGCGAATACTTTAGAGAGAAATTCCTCGAAGTTGAACTAGCCGGAATCGCGCTAGCTCGTGGTTTGACATTGCTACCTGTTCAAATCAGCGCCGCATTTCAAAATATGGCTATCAGCGTTCCTAGATTTTTCGCTGAGATGTTTCAAAACTCTGTCAACAAAATCAATGAATTTTTTACAGGCATCAGAAATCTTGGTAGCGACGCTTTGAAATTTATGGGTTTTGAAGGTTTGCAAGAAGTCAAACCAATCAAACTCAATTTTCTAGGCGAGTACAGCAATCAACTAGCTGATTTAGCCAAAAACACGTCAAAACAAATAGGCGCTATTAAAGCTGAATACGACTCTTTGGCTGATAACGCAATTCAACGTCGTCAAGCAAAACCATCTACTGGTTTAGCAGTTCCAGGTTATTCGAAGAAAGAGTTTGATGATGCTCAAGCTCGTGTTGCTAAATTCTTAGCTGAATCACAGGCTGAATTCGACAAACACGAAGGTAAGAATAAGGACAAAGGTAAGAAGGGTCCAAAAGACTCATACAATGATAATGCTGGTCGGGTGGCTTCTGCAGTAATGGGCGAATACAAGGTTTTCTCAGAGCAGTTGAAGTCGATGAGGGAAGACGATGAAATCACTACAGCTCAGTACTATGATGCTCAACTGACAGCTCTAACTAATTACACAGAAGCTGCAAAAAATGAACTCAGGAAGTTCGCAGCTCTATCGAAGAATCCTGAAGACGTTGAAAGAATCAATAGCCAGATTTTGAAGTTGGAGTATGACTTCCAAATCAATTACACAAAGATTGTCCGTGAACAGTCAAAAGAGCGTGAAAAGTTCATGAAGGAAGTGTATCAGGCCGAGGTCGATTCTGGAATTTTGAAGTTGAGTAAGCAAGAGGAGTTCATCAATAAGTGGAAGGAAAAAGAAGGTAAGTTGATGCAGGAAGCCATGGCTAATGGTGAGACCGACGTTGTTGATCGTCTGCTTGCGGCTTTCAACTATAAGATTGGTGAAATGGACAAAGCTGACCGTATCACTGTCGACAAGTTCTTCGCCAACGATGACGAAAAATTCATGATTGACCTGGTTGAGAAATATCAGCAAATGCATGATTTTATCATGTCATCAACAGCTTACACAGAAACAGAAAAGAACGCGCTCATTGAAAGACTCCAAGATGAGCACAATAATCGGATGCGGAACAAGCAAACCGAAATGCTGCTTAACTTTACTGGCGCTGCTGGAAATATGGTTGGCGCATTTGCCAATTTGGCTAAGAACATGGCCGGAGAGTCGTCAAAAGCTTATAGAGTATTGTTTGGAATAAGTAAAGCTTTCGCTATTGCTGATGGCATGATGAAGGTTCAACAAGCGATATTAAATGCTGCGGCGTCAGCTCCATGGCCTGCTAATCTTGCCGCAATGGCTTCCGTTGCAACGGCTGTAGGCGGATTGGTTAATACTATAGCTAGCGTCAACTATGCTGGTGCGTATGATGAAGGCGGTCACATCCCAGCTGGCAAGTGGGGTATTGTTGGAGAGTACGGGCCTGAAATAGTTAATGGTCCGGCGAATGTAACTAGCCGTCAAGAAACGGCTCAAATGATGAATCAACAAACATCATCCGACAAACCAGCCAGAGGCTTGAGAATTGTCAACGCTTTTGATGTATCTATGGTCGGCGATTACATTGGAAGTGATGAAGGTGAAGAAGTAATTATGAATGTCGTTAAGAAAAACCAAAATACAATTCAGCAACTGGCAGGTGCATAATGGCCTACTGGATGTTTAAACCTTTGGGTGGATTTTCTCAGTCACTTGAGTGGCTTACAGACGTTTTGCGTTCGAAAACTAGTGAGCAAAGAATCGCGCTTCGCTCGTATCCTAGGATTTCTTTCGGATTTAGGCACAAGTTAAACCGTTTGAATTATCAAAAAGCCAATTCGGTTTTAATGACAAACATACTTTGCCAGATACCCGATTGGAGTATGCGATTTAATGTTAGCGTTTCTAGCGGTGCAAACGTGGTCGTTTCGATTGGTTCGAATCACATTTTTTCATCCGGAAATAGCGTAGTATTATGGATCAATGATAATGATTTCGAAGTTGTTACGGTCGTCAGTACGACAGCAACAACAATAACGCTCGATAGCGTCGCAGTATCTGGCACTTATATCCTAATGATGGTTCTTGAGGCTTATGTTAGCGGCGGATTATCATCATCGATTGATAGCGATCAGTACGCAGATGTATCACTAGAAGCGCATGTAAATGGCACAATTGGATATGGCTCGTATACACCGAGCACATATTTATCAACTCCAATATTTCCATTTCAAGCAATTATAGATGGTAGTTTGCCTGAAAAGGTATTTTGGCCAGACGAAAGTATTGATAACGATTATGGACTGGTTAAACGATTTAACCTTTATAACAAGGCCGATTCTAATATCTCAATACAAGTTTTGATTGATGATTCAAATGTGTTGAATTTATTGAGATGGTTCCAGTTGATGATTGGCAAACTCAATGTGTTTTATTTTTCATCGAAGCATAATGATTTTGAAATAACGAAATCAGAACTTTCGTCATCAAACAATATTACTGTTTTCGGAACGTTTCAATACCTGGATGTATCAAACATTCAAATAACATTTCCTGATGGATCCATTTCAACATATGCTATCACATCTAAAGCGCAAGGCCCGTTGACAAATAATGTTCCTACAACTGTTATAACATTCGGATCGACGCTGGGTAAGGCGCTGAATGACGCAGCTAAAATATCAAAGTTTTATCTGCTTCGTCACGATACCGACAGAATCGAATTGATCCATGGATCAAAAGACTCGAATCTCATATCGGTATCTATTCCGTGTAAGGTGTTACAATGAGTTATAATTCGATTGAATCGAGTTCAAACAGCGGAAAACCTGTTTTTCTATACGAATTTATACAAGGTTCAGCTGTGTGGCGTTTGACGTCAGCGCCTTACGATATTGTATGGAACGCGCTAACATGGACCGCCAGTACAATTTCTCACAGCGATGTTAAACAGTCGAATGAAATGTCAAAGGGTAATTTGGATCTTTCATTCGCGATTGACGATCCATTCGCTAGCCAATTTTTAGGTTACGCGCCAGATTTGATTACCACGATGTCAATTAGACGATTTCATTCCGGCGACCCAGACTCCGTCGTTTATTGGCGTGGTAGAATTGCTGGCTCATCGGCTGCTGGAAAAACCATAAAACTCAACTGCGAATCAATTTTCACAAGTTTACGCAGGTCGGGTTTACGTGCCAGGTATCAACTTTCATGTAGACACGCGTTGTACATGCCTGGTTGTAATGTCAATAAAGCATTGCATTTGACAACAGGCTTGGTTGCATCTGTTTCAGGTGCTACCGTTGATATTCCAGCGTTATCGTCAGATCCACCAGGTTGGAGAATTGGCGGAGTACTTGAGTACGGCCAGTATTTACGTCTTATAACAAACCAAAACGGCAGCGTTGTAACACTGTCGAATCCGATAAAAGCACTAACCGATGATTTTATAGTCAACGGCGCAAATACATTGTCAGTTAATACGTATCCAGGCTGCGATAGAACTCGTGAAACGTGCACTAACAAATTCGCTAACTGGTTAAATTTTGGCGGCTTTCCTTGGATTCCAAATAAAAATCCGCTTGGCGGATCTTCTATAGTGTAAAAATCATGGCTTGGTTATATTTAGTTTATTTCGTTGTTGCATTGGTCATATCCTTTGCAATGACCCCAAAACCGCAATCGCAAAAACCTGCGGGTATTGGTGATATACAAGCTCCTACGGCTGAAATAGGTAGAGAGATCGCTGTTTTATTCGGAACACGTGAGATTACAGGTCCGAACATTGTTTGGTATGGCGATCTTAGAGTAGTTGCTCTTAAGAAGAAGGGTGGCAAGAAATGAGCGATGAACTGATCGTTACTATCAATGACGTTAGACGAGCCAAAATGTGTAGCTCAGGCGCTCGACAATTTTTTATCGATCATAACCTAGATTGGTCGCGATTTATTAGCGAAGGCTTGCCAGCTAGCATTATTGAGTCGACAAATGATGCAATGGCTATGCAAGTCGTGGAGGTAGCGAAAAATGGGCGGCGGTAGCAAGAAACAAACAGTAGGCTACAAATACTATCTCGGTATGCACATGATAAATGTGCATGGTGAGATTGATGCAGTGTTACGTATCAGCGTTGATGATCGCGAAGCATGGTCCGGTAGTGTAGCCAACGGTTCTGTGTTTATCAATCAACCAGACTTATTTGGAGGCGAGTCTAGAGAGGGTGGAATTGTTGGAACTGTCGACGTAGTTCCTGGTTCTCAAACACAGGTTCAAAATTCGTATTTAGTTCAACAACTCGGATCAACAGTACCGGCGTTCCGTGGTGTCGCTGCACTTATACTTCGTCAAGTTTACCTGGGTCTAAATCCATACTTGAAACGTTGGTCTTCTAGAGTTCAACGAATCCATAAACGCTCTGACGGATCAACGCAATGGAATGATTCAAACGCTGCTATTGGATCGTACATATCAAGAAAGCCGACTGCGTCACCTAAAGGTTGGTATAATAGAGGTTTGGACTGGTTTAACATTGGAGCAGGTGTAGAAACCAGTGGATCGTATACACAGTATCAAGGCCAGTTTTGCGGCTTGATCGATAGCTTGCGTGTGACAAAAGGAGTAGCTCGGTATCAAGGTTTGGAGTTTGTAGTTCCGAGTTCTGAATTTCCATCTGACAGCAGCGATCCATATTGGTCAAGTGTTTCAACACTGTTGAAGTTTCCTGGAACACATAATGGAACAACGACAACATGCGAAAAGGGTAACTCCGTTGTTATGTACAATGGGGCTAAAATTATAACTAGTGACTACAAATTCGGTGGATCTTGCGGCTTTTTTGATGGCGCTGATGATTGGGTTAAAGTAATCGTTGGCGCATCGAATACGGATCTTGGCGATGTTTTCACAATCGATGGTTGGATAAAGCAAACAGCTCGTGAAAATGGTATCAATTATGGAGCCGCCATTATCTCGTATGGCGAAGTTAGTAGACCAAATATGGATACAAACTGGTCCATATTCGGCACTTCGCTCGGATTCGTTCAAACGCCATACACTGATCAATCTGAATCGGTAGGCGTTTGGGGTAATGTTGAAATTGTTCCGCTAAACCAATGGTGTCACGTTGCGTTGGTTAGACAGGGCAGTGCTTACTGGATGTACATTGACGGAAAGCTATGCACCGGAACATCGTCTGGAGCAGACATGAATCCAGCACATATCATTCGTGAATGCTTGACCGATAAACAGTGGGGGATGGGGTATCAAGACGCTGATATAAATGATGCTAGCTTTCAATCAGCGGCTGCACAGCTGTTGTCAGAAGGCATGGGAATGAGCATTGTCTGGGATAGACAGATGCGCATAGATGACTTTATTCAAGAAGTCATACGTCATATTTACGCTACGTTGTACGTTGATAAATCAACTGGTTTATTTACGTTAAAACTCATTCGTGAAGATTACACCATCGGTTCTTTGATACAATTAGACGAATCGAACATTTTAAAAATTGACAATTATTCTAGGCCATCGTTTGGTGATCTGGTAAATTCAGTGACTGTTAATTACGTCGATTCATTGACGAATAAAACAAACAGTGTTACAGTCCAAGACACAGCGTTAGTTCAACTTCAGGGATCTGTTGTTGGCACAACGATTCAATATCCTGGATTTTCAAACTACGCAATTGCTGCAAAAACTGCGCAGAGAGACCTGGTGTCGCTTTCAACGCCTCTTCTATCCTGTACTCTGACGGTGAAGCGCGGAATTTCTAATTTTAATATCGGAGACGTGTTTAAGCTTTATTGGCCAGAGTTTAGCGATCAAGTTATTGCGATGCGGATAAACTCGCTAGCATTTGGCGATGGTCGAAATAACGCAATCAAGATAACTTGTATGGAGGACATTTTTACAGTCCCTACAACAGTCTTAACATCTCCTAGTATTCCTGAATGGGTTGATCCAAATAAGCCGCCATCACCGATTTCTATAGGTTACGTTTTTGAAGCTCCGTATATCGAATTAGTTCAAAGATTAGGTCAATCAGTAATAGACTCATCACTATCAACAAACCCAGATATTGGTTACTATCTAGTTTCAGCAGCCAGGCCTGATAGCGCGATAAAAGCTGAAGCATTTCAAGATTCATCAGGATCATATGTATCGTCGTTTTATTTCGATTTTGCGCCGGCTGGTAAATTGTCAGCCGCAATATCTAAAACTGATTCAACAATCGTTTTGGATTCATCCGTAGATTTAGACCTTATAGTGGTAGGCAATGCTGGAATAATAAACACTGAAATCGTTAAAATTCTTTCAATCGTTGGCAATACGCTCACAATCGGACGCGGAGTATTCGACACAGTTCCAGTCTCACACGGAATCGGCTCGAAATTTTTGTTGTTTGATATAAATGCTGAATCAAATAAGACTCAATACGTATTCGGTGAATCATTTAACATTAAACTGCTCCCAGTTAGTTCTAGCGCAACGTCAGATATTACGGGTGTTACACCTATTCCTGTATCATTCGACAGGCGAGCGATAAGACCATATCCACCCGGAAATCTTAAAATATGTGGATCGTATTTTCCGACGCAAGTCATAGACGTAGCTATTTCTATTACCTGGTCCAACAGAAGTAGAACTCAGCAAACAAGTGATTCGTATATCGTCTTTACTGACGGTTCTATCGGCCCGGAAGCAGGAACGACGTACTCCGTCAGATTATATAATCACATCTCTAGCGCACTAATTCATAGCATCGACGGACTGACAGGGACATCATATTCTGGTTTTCCAGCATTCACTGAAAACTACACACTTAGACTTGAAGTTTGGTCTGTACGATCAGGTTATACGTCACTTCAAAAACATTCGCACATATTCGACTATTTGAATACTACGTATTTGATGGTTGAAGATTTGGATAACTACATCACCGAAGCCGGTGATCTTCTCACTACGGAGTAATTCGAAATGGCAAATAAACGAGTATCAGAGTTGACCACAGCCGGCGCGATTGCCGGAGACGAATTGTTGCCCGTTGTCCAGAGTGCAGCGAGTTTTAAAGCCACAGTCAAAGAGATTGTTAAATTCGGTTATCAATCATTGTTGACAGATTCAACAACAGCTAAGACATTGGCTTTGACTGACAGAGGTCAGTGGATGCGTTTTACAAACGCTGCACTTGTAACATTGACAGTTCCTCCGAATTCATCAGTAGCATTTGCTATCGGAGAGTGTCTTAACGGTATTCAGGGTGCAACTGGACAGGTTTCGATTGCCGCTGGTGCTGGCGTGACAATCAATAAACCTTCGGGTTACAACGCCAAAACGCGGGCTCTGGGCGCTGCATTCTGCCTCATAAAAATTGCGACTGATACTTGGGACCTGGTTGGTGATTTGGAGACTGTATAATGCATCCTAGACTTTCAATTATTGCCGCAGCGATTCGTAAAATTGGCACAGCAATCGAGCCGCTGCCTACAACCGATCCATATTGGGATAATGTTGTTCTGAGTCTACGGATGGAGAGTAGCGATCCATACTACAACCAAGTCGTTCTTGGTATGCATATGGATGACGTTGGGTTAACTGATGTTAAAGGCAAATCCGGAACATTAACTGGAAACGTAGCTCGATCCGCTACGCAATCCAAATTTGGAGGATATTCTGCATATTTTGATGGGACTGGTGATTACATTTCCTTTGCGGATCATGCTGATTTTTATCTTGGTAATACATTTACAATTGAAGCTTGGATTTACTGCAACTCATTTGCAGATGAAAATATTGTTTGTAGTCAGACTAATAGTGGTTCTTATGGAGAGTTATATTTCGGAGTTGATAAGTTTGGAAGTGTGTATATCTTAACCAACAACGGTTCTTGGGTATATACTTACGGACCAGCTCCAATAACAATAAATACTTGGTATCACATTGCGGTTACATGTAATTCTGGAATAACAAAAGTCTTTGTCAATGGAATTCACGGCTCCGCTGGAACATTTACAAACTGGCCAGATCGATCCGTAAACTTTATTGTCGGCGCTTCATTGAACCCTGGAGCAGGTTCCTACAATTATACAAACGGTTACATCGATGACCTTCGTATTACAAAGGGGGTGGCAAGATATACAAAGAATTTTTCAATTCCAACAGCAGCGTTTCAGGAACCTGTAAATACAGCAATTGACGATAAAGGTAATACCATTACAACAAATGGCAATGCTCAATATTCCGGCACATCCAAATATGGTGATGGCTCATTTTATTTTGATGGTACAGGTGACTATTTATCTATTCCAACATCTACAAACTTTAATTTCGGAACCGATGATTTTACAATTGAATGTTGGGTAAACCTTACAAATTATACATCGGAAAGAACGATTATTTGTAGCTACGTTACATGGGATTCAAATGTAGATTTTAACCTGTATGTTACGGCTTCAACTGGAATTGTAAGATTCGCAGCAGGCGATGGCGTTCCGATGCTGCTTGTGAGTGATTCTGCTATTGCCACAGGACAGTTCGTACATATTGCAATATGCAGATCGTCTGGAACTACCAGGATGTTTATTAATGGTATTGTCCAAACTTCTACATACTCTAGTTCCCTTAATATACAAAACGATGCAACAACAATTCGTATTGGATGTGATAGTGTTGGAACTAGCGGATTTTTAGGCTATATTGACGAATTCCGTATTACTAAAGGCGTCGCACGTTACACTTCGAACTTTACGCCATACAAGATTTTGACTAGTGCGCCAACTGGCGATCCATGGTATAACTACACGGCTCTCCTTTTGAAGATGAACGGGACGAATGGTAGTACAACATTCACTGACGAGTCTTATTCACCAAAAACGATGACTGTTTTTGGAAACTCTAATCTTTCAACATCGCAAAAGAAATACGGAACAGCGGCAGGCTATTTCGATGGCTCTGGAGACTATTTAAGAACTCCGTATAACGCTGGATTCGATCCCGGCGCTACGGGTGATTATACAGCTGAGTGCTGGATCTATCCAACAAATGTAACATCGTTACGAGCTATTTTTGGACCTTACAGCAATCCTAGCGTTACACATGGTTGGATTCTTTATCAAGGAGCGTCTGGGGAAATCGCTGTAACTACAAGAGATCTTGCTGGAGCTTTTGGCGGCGTTGTAACTGCCGCTAATACATTGAAAATCAATCAATGGCAACATATTGCATGGACTAAAACTGGAAAAGTCAATAGGCTTTGGCATAACGGTGTCAAGGTTGCTGAAGCTACGGATACGCTCGATCTGTACGTCAACCCTTCATTCGGCTTTATTATTGGTCGTTGGGACGATTCAGGTACAACTGGATGTGACTTTATTGGCTATATGGATGATGTTCGTCTCACGAAAGGTGTTGCTCGGTATACTGCAAATTTCCTACCGCCAGGTCCTCATATTGCAGCAATCGATCCTGATACGGATCAGTGGTGGTTGAATACAGTTCTAGCTATTCGCGCAGACGGTACGCAAGGCTCAACAGCTTTTACGGATTTGAAGGGTAAAACTCTGTCTGGTGATATGACTGTTACGAATGCTATATCAAAGTTCGGTCAATCAGCGTACTCAGATTCGTCTAAATATATTGGAACCGTAACATCGACTGATTTCGATTTTGGAACTGGTAATTTTACGATCGAGTTTTGGCTTTATCCAACAGCCTTGACTGGAGCAGGTGAATACCCATCGCTTATCAGTAGAAGTAGTGGTGCAGGTGCATTAACTCAATGGATTCTAGGTTTAAGTCCAAACGGTTTAGGCATGAGTTTCAATGTCATGCAATCAAACGGATCTTGGACAAATTGCGGACCAAGCTATACGGGGGCGTTGTCGGCTAATACATGGTATCACATTGCGCTTGTTCGAATTGGAACAGGCGCTACTGATATAAAACTATTTGTCAATGGATCGCTTGTTGCTTCATCCACATCAAATCCAAATACTGAGGTTAATAACGCTTCTAAACCGATCAATGTTTACACCGGAAAATCTGGCTATATAGATGACGTTCGTATTACTAAAGGCATTGCTCGGTATACATCAGCATTTACACCGTCAGAAAAACCTATTCCTACCTACTTGATCGGCCCTGATCACGACCAATACTGGGATAAAGTCGTTTTTGCCAATTCTTTTGACAGCTCCTTAAACGATATAAGAACCAAAGTTGCTACAGGATATGGCGGTATCGCGCTATCAACGAGCATAAAGAAATTCGGAAATAGCAGCGTCTATTTTGACGGTGTCAATGATTATCTAACATATCCGTATTCCAGTGATTTCAACTTTGGAGCTGGCGATTTTACACTTGAAACGTGGATATATCCAACAGCGTTTGGAACACTTCAAGCTGTATTCGATAAGTATGATGCTACTGCCTATAGTTGGCAAGCTGCTATTTCGACAACAGGCGCTATCAATTTCTACCTAAGAGACGGTGCTGGTACAGGTTCAGTAATCAATTACAATACTAACGCCAAACTTGTGCTAAATACGTGGAATCATGTGGCATGGGTCAGAAGCGGCAATACGCTGTATATGTATTTGGACGGCGTGTTAGTTGGATCCGTTGGTATCAACTATACACTCTCTGCTGCTAACTTGCCTTTCACAATTGGGCGTCAAGGAAATTCGGCTAGTAATTTCCTGTCTGGTTATTTGGACGATGTGCGGATAACTAAAGGCGTTGCTAGATACACGGCGAATTTCGCTCTACCAACTGTAGCAAATATATTAGGATAATGCTATAAACGACAAATTCTAGCGCTCTAGCTAGCGCTCTGAAGCATTATAATATAGTTAGCTTATAGCTTTATATTAAGTTAACTAGTTGAAGTAGTTCGGAGCGTTAGAAAAAAGCTATATAAAACAACAACTTAAGAGCGCCAATAGTCAAAATAATGGCTCCTATTAGGAGCCATTATCGTGCGGTTTTGAGCGCTTATGCCAATATATCAACAGGGTTCGCCAACACAAAGCTTCTGATTTCAAGCAAATGAATCGCTTGTGACTTTGCGTCATCTAAGGCGTTGTGATGTGTTCCATGCCGCAACATCATTTTCGGTACGCCTTTGAATCCTTTGATTGTTCGATAGCAGCGCCCATCATACGGTCTGAATGGCGTATCGGCTTCAATGGCAATATAACAGCTACGCAAAATCGGATTGTCGAAGTCTGCACCATTACCCCAAACACGCGATCCATTGATTTCTCGAACCCAGCGGGAGAATTTGGTCAGCGCATCGAGCAACGAATTTTTGTCTACTTCCAAAGCTTCTTTTGCTTCGGCTGATTGCGCCGACCACCAGTTGACTGTTGCCTCTAGAAAGTGCAAACCCTTTTCGCGAACGTCCAATTCGTCGATGTTGACGTAAAACTCTTCTCCAGTCAACCCATCTTTCGTGAATGCTACGGCGCCCAATGATCTTGGGGCAGCATTTGGATATGTGCTCCAAGTTTCAAAGTCAATCATGATATGCTTAACCATTAGTCAAATCTCCATTGTGTACCGACTGCGTGAAAAGGAATACCGTCGTCGGTAAACTCACGATATTCAATGGTCATACGACGACCGATATACTTGCTCTTGTTTTGATATGCTGAATCACGTTCTGCATGCGATCCTGGTGGCGACGTGCGAAATTCTTTGCCGTCGTATATACAGATGCAAACCGGATTGCCTTTGTCAGATAGAACAATGTCTTTCACGATAACTTCTGTGTCGAACTTCGCTTTGTCTTTCAACAGACTAGCTGATCGAACATTAGACTCGTATCTAAATCCATCAATACGAACCATCAAACCTTCAAATCCCTTTTCACGGGCTTTTGTAAAAGTCTCATGACGAGTTTCTTCATTTACGTATTTGTACTTCGGAAGAACAAGAGTACGTTTGAAATCACGACCTTTAATCATGTCTTCAAGTGCATCGTGTCTGTCAGAAAACGAATCGCTTGAAATTTGATCATAGATTACGAACTGAAGTCTTCCAGTCAGTGACTGGCGACGTTTAACCCAAGAGTTAATCGTTTGAAGCGACGCACCATGCGAATACAATTCGCCATCAAAGGTATCGCCTTCTGAAACAATTTGATTAACTTCTTCAAGGATCTCTGTGATAGCTGTAATTGGCTTACCACGACGAGAGTAAGCAATCAATTCCCCATCTTGACGAGTGATAAGACAGCGTAACCCATTGAGCTTACGCTGCAGCCACGCAGGGCGTCCACCAGTTGTGCCGCCATATACCTGCGCAAGCATTGGTGGTAGCAGCCCAAGTTGATTGAATGCGCCCTTAGCGGCTTCATCGATAGAATCGACGTAACCTTTATCTCGTTGCTTTGAAATCCTGGAACGAATACGAGATTGAACTTGCTCTTCGATAGAGCGTCCTTGACATCCACGTTGGACTACCTCTGAGTGATGAACCGGAGATCCGTCAAGAGTCGAGCTATGAGCGATGTGCAACGTATCGCCATCAGCCCAAATAGACCAAACACCGATTCCAAGTGCGTTCTTGCGATACAGTGTAATCATACTGCCATCTCCGCTTTAATTGCTTCGCAAGGTTCGTAATCA